AAATAAAACATGTTATTCTTAATTATTTTTATATTAGCAGTTGCATTAGGTATTGTCTATTTAATAGTAGATGTACGATTACAAAAAAAGTCTCTAATAGCTTCTAAAGTAGAGGCAGAAGTTGCACACTTTGACGAAGTTAAAGAGGAAGTAGTTGCAAAAGTGAAAGCTGATACAAAAAAGGTTGAGGCAGCTGCTAAAACTATAGTAGCAGAGGTTGAAGCTGAGGTAAAGAAGACAGCTAAAAAAGTTACAAAAAACAAATAAAATATATGGCACAATTAACACAAGAAGAATTAGATCAATTCAAAAGTTTTAGACAAGAAGCAAATAAACTTGCTGGAGCATTAGGTGAATTACACTTCCAAAGAACTTTAATTGACTTAGAATTAGAAAAAATTAAAGCTGCTGTTCAAGCAAATACCGCTGCTCAACAAGATCAATTAAGACAATTAGGTGAGAAGTATGGTGATGGTTCAATCAACATCGAAACAGGTGAAATCACAACCATAGCTACTAACTAGTAGCATCCCAATAATAAATTAGGTTTTGCCAATTACATCAGCTATTTATTACTAGAAAGATAGCAAAAAGAGTAGAAATACTCAAACCTATCAAAGCTTCTAAAGAATATAAAGACGCCCAAAAGGCAGGATGTTTAAAAAGCCAAAAAAGTAAAAGTGTTGATATGAAATTAAATTCAACTAAACTTTTTAGAGAAAACAATCCAAGTCATAAATTACAAACTTGTCCCTACTGTAATAGAGAGGTGCAAGGAGCGAGTGCTTTTAAAAGGTTTCATGGTGAAAATTGTAAATTAAAAAACCCAATAACGTATAAATGGAAGCATTAATTTCCCCAGGCGTATTCCTTTCAGAGAACAACCTTTCCCAAGTATCAGCAGGTCCAATCACAGTAGGTGCCGCATTAGTAGGTCCAACCGTAATTGGTACAACAAATAACCCAACATTAGTAACTTCATATTCACAATATGCAGCTAAATTCGGTACAACTTTTATTTCTGGTGGTACAACTCAAGAGTATTTAACATCTCAAGCAGCTTATAACTACTTCCAACAAGGTGGTACTTCGTTATTAGTAACAAGAGTAGCAAGCGGATCATACACTCCAGCAACAGCTGATGTACCAAATTACCTAGGTGCTACTGCATCTGTAGTTTTCACAGGTTCTTTAGCAGCAGGTGGTATTTTCCAATTAACTGGATCAATTAACGGAGCTTTCATTCTTACAGGTAGTACTAGCCAAGTTGATAATCCGAGTGTTGGTATTTACTACGTCACAACTGGATCAACAATTACTCAAACTTACACTAACTTAGTAAATGAGATTAATCTTTACTCTGGTAACTTTGGTTTAATTGCTTCTACTTACATAGGTTCTAATGGCGCAACAAGTGCTTCATTTAAATCTTTCGTTCCAGGTACAACTCCAAACGCTGTTTGGAACTACAACTACGTAAGTGCTTCAGCTCCTACAACCCAATCATACTTTGCTGGCGGTGTTAATTACACTACATCATTTACTTTAGAGACTTTATCTGTTGGTACAGTAATGAACAATAATGCTAGCGCAAGTATTGGCCAAACAACTAACGGTTTATTACCTTCAGGTTCTTCTTCTAATATAAGATGGCAAATTACTGGTGCAAACACAGGATCTGGTTTATTTACTGTTATTATTAGAGCTGGTAACGATTATACTGCAAACACAAGCATTTTGGAAACATGGGCTAACGTTTCTTTAGATCCTAACCAAGCTAACTATATTCAATATGTAATTGGAGATCAAACTCAAACAGTATTAACTGATTCATCTGGCCAAGCTTACTTACAATCAAGTGGTAGCTACCCTAATCAATCTATGTATGTTAGAGTTAAGTCTGTAAATACTCCAACTCCTAACTACTTAAACCCACAAGGTCAAGCATACTCTTACTATACAGCATCTATCCCAGTAAACGATAGTGGATCTTATAATGGTTCATTTGGTGGTGCAACCGGTCCTTTATATGGTTTATACCAATTAGGTCAATATGGTGCTCCTTTGAATATGTACGAAGCAATTCCTACATTCCAATCAATTGCTACAAACCCTGCAAGTAACATTCAAGGTGTATTTGCAAGCGATTACGATACAGCTATTAACTTATTAGCTAACAAAGATGCATACGTTTATAATTCAATTTATATTCCTGGTGCAAACTATCAAAACGCTCCTGTAGAAATTAGTGCTGTATTATCAACTGTACAAAATCGTGGAGATGCTATTGCAGTAGTTGATATGGTTGGTTACAATCAACCAATTGGAACTGTAGTAAGCAATACACAAGCATTTAACAATACTTATGGTGCTACTTATTATCCTTGGATACAAGTAAGATCAACTGAAACTGGTAGATTGAACTTTGTTCCACCTTCAACTGTTATCCCTGGTGTATACGAGTATACTGATACAGTAGCTGCCCCATGGTTTGCTCCTGCAGGTTTAAATAGAGGTGGATTAGGAACAGTAATTCAACCTGAAGTTAGATTAACTACTAACCAAAGAAATACTTTATATAGTGCTCAAGTTAATCCAATTGCAGTATTCCCAGGTCAAGGTGTAGTAGTATATGGTCAAAAGACTTTAACTTCTCAAGCATCAGCTTTGAATAGAGTTAACGTAAGACGTTTGCTAATTGCACTTAAAAGCTACATTGGACAAATTGCACAAACATTGGTGTTTGAACAAAATACAACAGTAACTAGAAATAAGTTTTTAAATCAAGTAAATCCTTACTTAGATTATGTTCAACAACAACAAGGTTTATATGCTTATAGAGTGGTAATGGATACATCAAATAACACTCCAAGTGTAATTGATAGAAACATTCTCGTAGGTGATATTTATCTACAGCCAACAATAACAGCAGAATTTATCCAATTAAACTTTAACATTGAACCAACTGGAGTAACATTCGGTTCATAAGATAAAAAATAAACATTGATGAAAAACAACACAAAAGTTAGATTACATTTATCTAAACAATTATTTGAGTCTCTTACTAAGCAAGTTTTAGCTGAGGCTAAGATGAGCAAAGAAGCTATGGGCGGTGGCGCTTCAAATCCTACATACGCTTACGGTTACTCATTTACAGCGGGAGCAGGTGGAGGACACTTTGTAGATCTTACACATGGAAATTTAAGTCCATAGGAATCACAGATTCGTATATATTTATTAGTAACTAAATACCGTTTTGCATGGAAGAGCAACAATTACCGCAAGAAGACTGTGGATGCGGCCGCAAAAAACCAAAAAACTTTTTACTGAACAACGCAGGTTTAGACATCTTCACCATCGATAACTTTTTAACCGAAGAAGAGTGCGATCATTTAGCAGCTCACATAGAAGAGCACAGTTATAGATCTCAAGTGGCTGGGCACGGAGATACGGCAAGCACTACGACCGATGCGAGGACAAGTTCTACTTCGACACTACACAATACGGATCCAATCGTAGCCGAGATCAACGCAAGAATGAGTCAAGAACTCAACATACCACAAGAAAATGGCGAAGAATTACAGGGTCAGATATATCAAGTGGGTCAAGAGTTCAAACATCATCACGATTATTTTGAAGGCGATGGATACATCAATCACTGTCTACACAGCGGTCAACGCACTTACACTGTCATGATCTATTTAAACCACGTTGAAGAGGGAGGCGAAACAAACTTTTCTGCGTTAGAAAACTACTCGATCACGCCAAAGAAAGGAATGGCTGTAGTGTGGAAAAATTCCGACGGCAAAGGCACAGAAAACCCGGCTTCAATCCATGCCGGCATGCCAGTTATTCAAGGCAAAAAAATCATCATTACAAAATGGTTCAGAGAGAAAGCATGGAACATCGCCGAGGACAGCAGATTAGCCGCCCAGTATCATCAAGACAATAAAGCTAAGATAGAATTTAGAACAAAAGAAGATCTGCCCAAGCTCACCGAAATAGGTTTTAAAGTAGTTAAAGTACCGATCAACACTTGGAGATTAATTCAAGAGGCTTACACGCTATTACAAAGTGTTAAAACCGCAGAATTATGGGACGGCATGGAGAATTTTATCCACGACAAAGACGGTAAAGCTTCAGACCTAGAGATATTCAATATGGATAATTGCTTCAGAATCAAAGAGATCATACAAGAAGAACTACAACCGATTCACGAAGAGTTCATAGAGCACAAAGCTAGATTGAAGCCAAAGTGGATCTACGGTATTAGATCGTACAAGAACGGAGCAATATTAGAAAATCACACAGACACTATAGAAACTCACCATATTTCGTCTATTATCATAGTCGACAAAAAAGTTGACAAAGATTGGCCGCTAGATTTTCAAGACCACGCTGGTAACTGGCATAAGGTATATGCTGAGCCAGGTGACATGATCCTTTACGAATCTGCTACATGCTTACACGGTAGAACAGAACCATTCGAGGGAGAGTACTTCAGAAACTTCTACACCCACTATACTTTAGCTGATTATAAATTAGTTCGTTAGTCATGGATTATGTCGTTTACAGTACTAGTAACTCCAACTATCAATCTTGGCAGTGTAAATTACTAGAGCACTCATTTAAAAAAGTCAATCAACCTGGTAAATTAATCAGATTGTGTAGTCACAACTATCACGATGAGAATAGACCTTTTGATACGTCTGAGATATCAGAAGTGATAAAGCTTCCAGATTACAGAACTAGATGGACTAATTATACCAAAGAAGTAGATAAAGACTACGGTATAATGAATAAAACTGAATCTTTAAAATATTGGCTTAAACACTACCCAGGACTAAAAGATACAGACAATGTATTACTTGTAGATCCGGATATGGTATTTGTAAAACCTGTTACTGAACGAGTAACTGAGGGTACTATT